CACGCCTCGGCGTCGTCGACGACTTCGCACGCGGCCTCAGCGTCGCCGCGATCGCCGAGGCGTGTCAGGCGGTGGGGTTCAACACGATCCCCGCCTGGATGCGGCCCTACGCGGTGCTGTCGAACGGTGAGCGCTTCCGCGTCGAGCTCGCGCGCCGGCTGCTCGAGGACGGCGACCCCGTCGTGGTCGACGAGTTCACCAGCGTCGTCGATCGGCAGGTGGCACAGATCGGCAGCCACGCGGTGCAGAAGTACTGCAGGCGCGCCGGCAAGCGCTTCGTCGCGGTCACGTGCCACTACGACGTGATCGACTGGCTCCAGCCCGACTGGGTTCTCGACATGGCGACGCGCTCCTTCACGCGGAGGGCGCTTCAACGACGCCCAGCGGTCGAGTGCACCATCGGTCGGGTTCCGCGCTCCGCGTGGGCCCTGTTCGCTCCGTATCACTATCTGACGGCCGAGCTGCATCGAGCAGCGCAGTGCTACGGCCTGTGGGTCAACGGTCGGCTCGCCGCGTTCGCGGGCCTGCTCTACCAACCGGTCTCGAAGATGGTTGGGCGGCCGATCTGGCGCGTGTCGCGGCTCGTCACTCTGCCGGACTGGCAAGGCCTCGGGCTCGCGTTCGTTCTGTGCGACGCGCTGGGCGCCGAGCACGCAGCGGCGGGGCTGCGTCTGCGAACCTATCCCGCGCATCCGGCGCTGATCCGCGGCTTCGACCGCTCGAAGTGCTGGTCGCTGAAGCGCGCGCCCGGAAAGCTCGAGGCGTCGAATCGGCGTAGCCGGCGATCGGTCGACGTCGGAGAGATGGGCGGGCGTCCCTGCGCGGTGTTCGAGTACGTCGGGCCTGCGGCGTCGGAGCGGCGTCTGTTGCAAGCCGCGTGAGCGGCGCCCGGAAGAGGGCGAGCAACGGCGCGCCGACCTGCTCAAGCAGCCTCACGGGCGCACGGTACAGGCCGAGCTTTCCTCGGACGTGGACGTTGCGAACCGGCCGGGGGTTCTCGAAGACGAGCGCGAAGTCGTTCGGCTGAGGCTTGATGCACGCAGCGTCGGTATCCGCGGACGTCGCAGGCCTGCAGTCGACCAGGTCGACGAGGCAGAGCGCGCAGCCGCGCGGACCGTCCGTAGGCCAGTCGTGCTGGCCCTTCCAGGGCCGCTTGCCGACGATGATCAGCACGGGACCTCGGTAGCTCGTGTACCAGCTCCGCAGCTCGAGCCGCTTGCGCCCAGCGGCGATGAGCGAGGCCCAGGGTTGTCGCACGGAGAGCACTCGCACTTCGCTGATCATGGCTTCTTCCTGTTCTTTCTCGCGTTCGTTGCGATGGGCGCCGCGCCTTCACGTCCGAGCGCGTGCTTGTCGAACGCGGCCGCGAGCTTCGGGCTCGTGTCGCGCCAGTTGTAGAGGGTGCGCTCGCTGCAGCCGATTGCCGCAGCGGTGGCCTGGACGTTGCCACCGTGCTCGATGAGCACCGAGCGCACGTAGCCCACGGCCGCGGTGTCGTTCGCCCGCACCATCGCGGAGAGCGCGTCGAGCGTGGGGTAGGGGTTTTTCATCGGCTTGCCAGTCCGACGCGCACGAGTTCGTCGATGAGCGAGCGCGCGAGCTCATCGTCGGTGTCGCCGACGACCTTCAGCGCCTTGCCTTCAAACTCGAGCGTCTGTTCGACCACCCAGCTGATGTAGCTCGGGAGGTCCTGGCTCTCGCGGAACGCAAGCTCCCGCATGTTGCGAACGACCTGCAGCTCGGTGCCGCTGAACGTTCTGCCGTCATGGAGTCGAATCATGGTCGTGGTCCCTTTGGTGGGCCCGCCAGTCGCCCGAGGCGACTACGGGACAGTCTGCAACCTGTGACAGATTGAGCAGATACGTCTCCGCAACGAGCCCGTTCGTCAAGCGGATTGGTGTTCGACGGTAGAACCGGGGGGTGCCCTTCGAGCCGGTCCAGGCGCTCGAGCGTCCCCGCGTCGACTTCGTAGACCTCTCCGAGGATCGACTGCTTGCCACCTGCGACGACCGCGGGGAACCCGCCGAGCGAGTGCATCCGGAACCGCCTTTCGGTGCGCGCCTCTCCCAGCGGGTGCGAGTTTGCGATGACGCGGTGGTTGTGCAGACCGGAGAGCAGCGAGCCGTAGACGAAGATCTTCATGTCAGCCCCCTCGCCGCCATCTTGAGCGGCCACAGGTCGAAACCAAACCGCAGGTAGCCGCGTCGGATCAGTCCGAAGTAGCTCGAGGCCGGCGGGCAGAACGCGTCGCTGTGGTGCAGGTACAGGTGAGCGCGCACCTTGCGCTTGCCAGCGTGCAGCAGCTTCACGCAGCGCTCGTACACGATGGGGTGACCCTCGAACATGTCGAGTCGCGCGAAGTCGCTCGCGCTGAGGTCGTAGAGGACACCATCGGCCTTCCATCCGCGGCGAGCAACGAGGGACGCGACTCCGCCCCCGCGCATGCGACTGAAGCCCGCGAAGCACACTACGTGATTCGGCAGCACGGCCGGACCGACGAGGCGCGCATCGGGGCAGCGCTCGCGCATCTGGCGCTCGTCCAGGTTCGAGCCGAACGCGAAATACAGCATGGCTCAGGCCCCCTTGGCCGCGTCGTGCACGGCGTCCATGACTGACGGGGGCATGCTCTCGACCAGCTCGCGCAGGTCGCGCTTCGCGACGCGCTTGCGGAGGTTCCAGCGCTTCGCTCCGGGCTCGTAGAAGAGCGCGAGCAGCGCCTCGTACGCGATCGACTCGAGCAACTCGGGGTCGAGGTCGCTCAGATCCTGCAGGGCAGCGTGTACGCAATCGTTTGACATGGGGCGATTCCTTTCCTGGGATGTCATCCGCGGGGGAGAGTCACTCCCCCGCGGGATTCAACGTCAGAGCGCGGAGGCCTCAGTCGGGACGGGCGCCTCGGGCGCGGTGGGGTTCTCGGCGCGACGACGGCGCGCGGGGTTCGCGCTGGTTCCTTCGAGCAGCTTGGTCAGGTGCAGGCGCGCGACCTTGAAGTCGGGGCCGACCATGCCCAGCGACTTCAGCAGCACACGGAACGCCCAACGCGAGTCCTTGGTGTCGACCTCGCGACGCGCTCGGCTCGACGCCTTGATGGTCTGCGCGCGCTGAACGAGCGCGAGGCACAGCAGGACGTAGGACTTGACCTCGCCCGCGTGCAGCGATCCGTTGAAGTAACGAAATTCGACGGTCCCGCGGTAGAAAAGCGAGTTGAGATTCAACCCGTGATAGCGCGTGTGGTCGTAGCGGTCCGCGCGGTAGTGCGCAGAGCCGTACCAGGCGGCCTTCATGTCATCGAGCGAACGCACGCGGCGCGCGTCGAGGCGCGCGAGAAAGTCGCTGTCGAGTGACTTGGTGTAACGGTTCAGGCGGTCGGCGTCGATGCCTAGCGCCTTCTCGATCAGGCGTTCGTGCTTGCAGACGATATTGACCAGATTCTGGATGGAGCGACCGTCGAAGCGCGACCCGTCGACGTGGATGTGGATACCGCAGCTGTAGTTAGCGCGCGCGCCGGCTTCACGGACCGCGCGGACAATCGACTGCAGGGTGTCCAGGTCGGCGTGGGTGAGGATGGGGGAGACGATTTCGCCGTTCAGGTGACCGCTCAGCGAGCCGTCGTTGACGACCTTCCAGGTGCGACCGTCAGCCATCACGACCAGCGCGTAGCCGGACAGGCGCGACCCGGGGATCGCGGAGTGGATCGCGCGAGCGAGTGAGGCGTGGTCGATGCCTACAGTCTCGATCTCGATTCCGAAGCGGTTGGTCTCTGCGATGTTCAGCATGTCTCTCGTCTCCCTGTGTCGCTGCGTCAACGAGAAACAGTCTGCAACGCCTTGCGGACTGATGCAAGGAAAAAGCCACAAAACAGGGCGTTTTCCGTCCGATTACCGCAAACCGACGGGCTTTCAGGGGGTTAGGCGGTTGGTTTGGACCTAGCTGCGCTGCGGGAGAGTGCGCAGCGGTTGACCCCCGATGAGCGAGAGTACCTCGCCGGGTGTTTCGACCGGATCACTACGGAGCAGCAGCGCCTGCGGCCTTCGTCATGGGCGGAGGAACGGCGGTACCTGCCACCGAGTGTGACGTCGCTGCCGGGCTATTACCGGTTCAGCGTCGTTCCGTACCTGCGAGAAATCGTCGACTGCTTCGCGCTCGAGTCGAGCGTGCGCGAAGTCGCGGTGATGAAAGGCGTGCAGCTCGGGCTGACCGTCGGCGTGCTCGAGAACGTGATCGGTTACTACATCGAGCACGTGAAGACGGCGCCGATGATGTTCGTCACCGCCGACTCCGAGCTCGCCAAGCTGCGCATGGAGTCCAACGTGACTCCGATGCTGCAGCACTCCGGCCTCGAGCACCTGATTCGTTCGTCCGACGAGATCAACACTCGGAAGACAGGCAAGACCGACCGGAAGATCGAGTGGGTGGGCGGCGGCTATCTCGTGCCCTTCGGCGCGCAGAACGCCAACAAGCTGCGCTCGATCTCGATCCAGGTGCTGCTGCGGGACGAAATCGACGGCTGGCCGGCCATCGTCGGCAAGGACGGTGACCCGATCCGACTCTCGGCGGACCGTACGGCGGCGTTCGAGGGCAGCCGCAAGATCCTCGACATCTCAACGCCACTCCTGCGCGGGCTGTCGAAGATCGAGGACCGCTTTCGAGCAGGCGACCAGCGCTACTACTTCGTGCGGTGCCTGCGCTGCGGCTTCGCGCAGACGCTGCGCTGGCGGCGCGAGCATCCGCGTACGCAAAAGGCCACGGGCATCGTCTGGGAGCTCGAGAACGGTCGGCTCGTGCCGGAGTCGGTGCGCTATCTCTGCGAGGACTGCCGGCACCCGCACAGCAACGATGACAAGTCGCGCTTGCTCGACCCCGATCACGGTGCCGAGTGGAGGCCGACCGCTCAGGCGTCGAGCCCGAGCGTGCGCAGCTACCACCTGAGCGCGCTCTACTCACCGGTCGGCATGCAGACCTGGAGCGCGTGCGTCGAGCGCTGGCTGCAGGCTTGGGACGTCGAGAACAACCGCGAGCGCGATCACTCCGCGCTGCAGGTGTTCTACAACAACGTGCTCGGCGCGACGTACGAGATGCGCGGTGATCGGGTGCGCTTCGAGGTCGTGGCCGCACATCGCCGGCGCTTCTACAGCTTCGGCGAGGTGCGGAACACCCAGCTGAAGGAGTTTTGCGGCGGCCCGATCAGCCTCGTCACGTGTGCGGTCGACGTGCACGCCGATTGCCTGAAGGTGGCGACGATCGGCTGGTGCCGAGACCGCCGCGCGGTGCTGCTCGACTATTGGACGTATCTCGGGACGCCCGAACTCGTCGACGATGACGCGACGTGGGGCAAGCTGCAGCGCCTGATCACCGAGCACACGTACAAGGCCGACGACGGCAAACAGTACCGCGTCGTGCTCACCTTCATCGACAGCGGCTTTCTCGCCGATCAGGTGTACGAGTTCTGCCGGCGGTTCTATGCGGACGTCTACCCGGTCAAGGGGCAGGCAGGCACGCCGAAGCGCCTCGAAGAGTTCTCCGAGCTCAAAACCGACGCCGGCGTCCTCGCCTTCGCGATCAACGTCGACCTCTACAAGGACCGCTGGAGCGCTGCGCTGCGTAGGCAGTGGGACGGCCTCGGGCTTCAGCCGCAGGGCGCCTTCAATGCACCGCTCGACGTGACCGAGAAGCA